AGATCCGTTTATGGAGGATTCGCGCTGGATTCTGAGGAGGAAGTGTCATTCGCAGCAAGAAGTTTGGGTGGTGCTCAAGACCTGTTTGATCGTCTACTTGATGACATGGTTGCGGCCAGTGATTGTCCCAAGCCGGTGCTGTTTGGGATGAGCCCTGCCGGCGGTCTGAGCGAGGCAGGCAAGTTCGAGCAGAAGCTGTGGGCCAGCTCTGTTGAGCGTTACCAGCAGCAGTCTCTGAATCGTGCTCTAACCCAGTACTTCAATCTGCTGATGCAGATGCCTGGTGGCCCCACAAACGGCAATGTCCCCGCCGAGTTCGAGGTGCATTTCCCGCCTTACTACTCAATGTCCGACGCGGACAAGGCGAACCTGAGGCAACAGGTGGCTTTGAGTGATCAGATCTACCTCAATGCCGGGGTTGTAACCCCAATGGAGGTTCGGGCCAGCAGGTACGGAGGAACTGTCTATGACATCGATACAACGCTCCACCAAGAGGAGGAGGACCGTCTTATTGCCAAGCGGGAGCTAGAGCATGAGGCACAACTTCAAGGTTTCGAGGGGCAGCGGCAAGCTCTAGAGAACAACGCCGAGGCAGCTCAGGTTGAAGAGGGTCCTGACGATGACCAGGAGGTCGTTCAGGACATGGAGGACATCATTTCGATGAATGGTCTGACCATGCATGTAGGCCCCAGCAATGGGATCTATCGCCAAGCCGCTGTAGTTCACCCAGACGGCCAAAGAAACGACTCTGAGCCTGTTGTTTTGATCGGAGGTAGGACACACGACCGGAAGCTGTATCGGGGCTATCTGAAGCGGGAAGACGAGGTGATGGTGCCTGGTCCGTTGTTAATGGGTTTTTATTCGTCTAGGTCTGCCAGCCGTGCTCTTAAGCACTACTGCGAAGACGAAGAGGTGTGCGGCATTGAACAGCTACAAGACGCCGACGTTGCTCATCTAAAGGTCACCTTCGACCGGTACGACAAAGCGATTGAGTATGCGGGGATGCGATTTCCCGGTGGTTACAACGCCCCCGTCAAAACTCCCTCACATCCCAACAAGAGCCACGCGGTGTTGGCCAAGGAAGGCGACAAAGTCAAGTTGATTCGCTTCGGTCAGCAAGGAGTGAAGGGCTCCCCAAAGACCCAGGGCGAGTCTGAAGCCAGCCGTAAGCGGCGGGCATCATTCAAAGCTCGCCACGCCAAGAACATCAAGAAAGGAAAGATGAGCGCGGCTTACTGGTCTTCAAGAGAAAAATGGTGATGGCCATGATCAATGAAGAGGATATACAGGTCACTATTACCTGTTCATTGCCAGGGCTACGAAAACTCCATGAGTGCGTTTATAAGTGCCATCAAACCTGGCCAGGCGGTGACCCTAGGGAGCAGGAGAATTTACAGAATATGAGAGCCGGTTTATATGTAATTTTGATGGATGCGTTGCTCGAGAATGATTTGGTGTAGCTGTGGAAGAGTTTATTGAAAACAACAACTTGTCACTAGAGGAAGAGGAAGCTCTTGCTCTCTTAGTGATCATGGGTGTGATTGATCTGGAGTTCAATCGTCTTCTTCCTCAAATATTTGCTCAAGTACAAAACGGTCTATCTCCGATTGCATCGAGAGAAGAGGCTCTGCTTGAGTTAATCCCTGAGTTGCCGGTCGACCCGTCGAAGGATCCAATTCAGAAGTCTGTTGAGAAACTTTTGACGAAATCATCGACGCTAGGTCTGGATCTAGCTGCAGGGCTATCAAACTCGCTAGTCCCTGCTCCAGTTGTTGCTGGCGTATCAGCAGTATTACTTGTAGAAGCAGCAGCGCGAACCCGAGGGTACATAGGGACACAAGCAAGATCATTTTCGGAATCAGTATCAGGAGCAGTTAGTGAGGGATTATTTGCTGATCAATCGCCTTCGGATATACAAGCCTCTCTGAAACGTAACCTAAAAACAACGCGGGCAAGAATAGAAACGATCCTGAAAACAGAAGCATCCAGGGCCAGGTACGAGGCTACGGACACCTATTTCACGCAGCAAGGGATAAATCTGGTTTGGTATTACGCACAAAAAGATGAGAGAACTTGTCCGCATTGTGCTGCTATGGCTGGCAAGGTCTTTAAAAGAACAGCGATAAAAATCCCACGCCACTATAGATGTCGTTGCTCACTCATGCCTTATAAGAAAAACGAATCCGATAAGACCAATACAGCAACAGATAGGGAAAGACGATTACATCGTCGCGATGTTCTTCGTTACGCTAGAGACAAGGACGTTCAACTTAATGAGGGTCCTGCGGCTTTCGAGCACCTAAGGCCCATTAGCTACGGCAAAGATGTATAAATTACGAGAAGACGGCAGTTCTTACACGTATAGAAGCAAGACAGAAGCTGAAAAAGCGGGTATTGCTTTGGGGCTCGAAGGATCGCATTTACACAAAACTGAAACGGGTGAAACCGTTTATATGCCTGGACGTAACCACAAGGAATTCATGGAATCTCAAGAGAAGAAACCGGACGGACGGAAAGTCAAAACTAAGTATCAGCAAGCCCGCGATGAGATGTATCGCAAGCGCCTGAAGGATATGTCTTACAGGAAATACAGCGAAAAGAAAGCTGACCATCCGTCTTCAGCCCATAAGAAGGACAAGAAGAAGGGTCCATACATGGACGGCGTCCAGTCTGATACGGGCACTATTGGTCGGGCATTCGACGAAGTCTTGTGAGTAAGTTCCGCGACAAAGCACTGCATGCTCAGGCGGTCGCGTCAGCCAAGCGTAAGTTTTCGGTGTGGCCTTCTGCCTATGCCAGCGGATTTGTGGTTCAACAGTACAAACGGCTATACAAGAAAAAGCACGGTTCAATGAGCGGTGCTTTTCGCGGCGATGATCTGGGCAAGTGGTTCAACGAGAGCTGGGTAAGGATCACCTCTACGGGCAAGATCGCTGGTCCTTGTGGTGGCCGCTCAAGCAAGGAAGGAAAACCAAAGTGTCTGCCCAAGGCCAAGGCTCAGTCATTAACTACGGAGCAACGCAAACGACTTGTTGCTCGCAAGCGTTCGGCAGATCCAAACCCAAACCGACGAGGAAAAGCAATTATGACCAGTAGTAAGCCGCAAAATGATGCCACGAAGCTGGCTCAATTGATGAAAGATAAGAGTAAGAAAAATGTTAAGGTCCGAGATCGGCTGTCAAAACTGATGGATGGCTACAAAAAGCGAAACAGCTACTAAATTTTTGCGATAGACAGGGTCAACTGGACTTAAAGATTGCCAGCGGCCACTGCAGCTCTAACAGGTGCCTTAGGGGAGACTGCTTTTCAGCAGTACTTTCTGCAGCAGGGTTGTTTTGTTGCAGCGCCAGTGTATGACTTATGGAAAACCGACTTTGTTATCGAGTGGGAAGGGGCTCTAAACAAAGTCAACGTCAAGACGATGTCCAAGGCACCTAATGCCTATCACGTCCAACTTCAAACAGGGGGCGCAGTACGCCGCCGAACCTATAGAGAAGGAGAGATCGATTACTTCGGGATAGTGAATCTGGAGTACGAGAAGATTTGGATGGTGCCTCTGGCGGATGTGAAGGGCCGTACATTGATTTCTTGGATCCCGCCTGAGAGGCGCAAAAACAAAATTTCCAAGCGTGCAATTAATTGGGATCTGTACCGCATAAAATAAGACGAGGTGCCGATTTAAGTAATCAATACTTAATTTTCGGTAGTATCTAAGTATGGGACAAGTTTCTCGGTACGATTACGGACAAGTCACCAAGTCTGAAAAAACAGACGAAGGTTATTTGAAAGTTTGGTGTAAAGCCGCCCGCGTGGGCACTCAGCTTTATACCCGTGGTGATGGCTCGCAAGTTCGCGAGTATCGCCCAGAAGATGAGGTATCTGATCCAGATTCTCTCTCTTCATTCGGGATGAAAGCAGTCACCCTTAATCATCCAAAGGTGCTGCTGGATTCTAAAACCACGAAACTTCACCAAGTTGGGCATGCGGGTTCGCATGTTCGTTTCTCCGACGGCTTTGTTGAAGTCGCTCTTGTGATTACTGATCAAGACGCGATTGAATCAATTGAGCGTGGAGATACACAAGAAGTCAGTGCGGGTTACCGCGTTGACTATGACCCGACTCCCGGTGTGACCCCTACAGGTGAAAGTTACGACGGCATCCAAAGAAACATTCGAGTTAATCATTTAGCCATTGTTTCCAAGGGTCGTGCCGGAAAAAACGCTCGCCTACTTCTCGATGCCTGTGACCGCAATGATGCGGTGGCAGATATCGAACCCCCGTCGAATTCCGCATGTTTATCCATGGCACGAATCACTCTGGACGGGCTGGAAGTTGAGATCCCTGCAGATTCTGCAACTGCCGTTAAGTCCTTCGTGAAGGATCAAGAACGGGGTATGGCAGAGATTCAGCAAAAGCTGGACGCGCAGGTACAAGAATTCCAGACCGCCACCAACGAAAAAACCGAACTCCAAGAGCGTGTTGACAACGCTTCTGGACGTATTGAAGAGCTTGAAAAGCAACTGGCTGAGGCCGTTGCTGCTTCCGAACAACGCTCTGACGCTGATGAAATTAATTCAGCCGTCAATAAGCGAATCGAGGCTCTGAACAAGTTCGCCACAATTCTCCCTGAAGATTACAAATTTGATGGAGAAGATGAAGCGCAAATCATGGCGCTTGCTTATCAGAATGTCTTCGAGAAAGAAGCACGCGAGGATGCATCAGCAGACTATCTGCTAGGTGTTCTTGATGGTGTACTCGCCGCTATGGAAGACATCGAAGAGGATCAAGAGGAAATTAAAGTTGACGCTGAATTTGCCCCTGAAGAGGATGGCTCCAACGTCGCTGAAGTTCGTGCTGCATTGAGTGCAGTTCAAGCCTC